TTGATGATAGATGGACCGACTCTGTAACAAATTACGCTAAAAATGGTCTTTTAAAATTATCAAAGCAAGCAAATCAATCAGTACTAAAGCATATGAGAAGTGCTGCAGTCTCTGAACCGCATTATGCATTAACATCAGACCAAGATGGGTTTGGGTATGATTTTTATGTTTCACCCAACATAACATCAACAGGTAACAGTTTATCTACATCATTTTTAGATTATTTTAAGAAAGGAACTCGCCCGACTAGTGAAACTTTAGGGCCAACAGCTTTTGGGTTAAACGTACACTATCCATCGCCTGATACTATTACTAATGGCTCTTTTGTTACTACGGGCCGCCAAATACCGATGACACAAAGTAATTTTACAACAGACCGGGGGGAGTTTTTTACTGACCTTACAGTTAATTTTAATAGTACATCAAGGGGAGTGAGTGGAGACGCTGTAACTACTAACAATACTGAAAATTTTGAATTGATTGAGGTGTATAATATCAATACTTCTAGTAATGGATTTACTTATCCGGGACGAAATATTTCAGGGGGAATACTTACTATAGGTGGGTCTGACTTATCTTATGCAGACAGTGCTGAGGGGTTTAGAAAACTGATGACTCAGATAAACATGGGGGGCGATTTTTCAGCGGGTGCTACAAGCCTAACAGTGGACTCTACGGCAGATATGTATGTAGGACAAGTTTTATTTATTGGGTTTCCCGGTGAGCAGGTTCTAATAACAGCCATAAATAGCAGTACTAATTTAACGGTTCAAAGGGGACATAATGGAACTACTGATGCTACCAGAAGTGATGATGCATTTATATCTACTATTGTAGGTAGAATACAATACTTAACAGCTGGTACAAATACCGTAAATTCAGACCCAGCAGTAGAAACAGCTTATATGTTAATATCACACATAGACCCAGCATTAAATGACTCTACAGTTATTTGGGGTACAGCTTCTGCAGCACCAGCCTTAAATTCTTTTTTTGGAAATGACTCTGGATATTCTTTTCAACTTAAAGCCGGTGGTAGAACAAGAATCTCTAAAGGAATTAGAAAAACCCAAAGAATGAGTCTTGCTGGTACAGTAGACCCAGACACTATTAGAGAGCGTACAGCGGCAGCGTTGCTAAGATATCACAATCCTCCAGTTAGGGGTGACATTCAATCGGTGTACCCACCACATTTTTATCTTGATAATGTCCCAAGTGCTGTATCAGGTTCGGGGACAGCTGAAATAACAGTAGGTAATACTCTTTTAACAGGTACTTTAAATGAAGGTTTAGATGTTAGTGAGACAGATATTAGTGTAACTGACTCTACTGGTATGTATGTAGGTCAACGTATAAAAATAGACAGTGAAGAGTTTGCTATTACTGCAGTTAACAGTAAAATATTAATTACTGCTACTAGGGCTCAAAATTCTACCTCTGCTGCTGAACATACAAGTGGTGCATCTATATATGATAGTAATGTTGACTTGACTAAATATGGATTCCGCACTGGTATGTGTATAAATGAACTTGATTCAAATGGGCAACCAACAGCTACTTACGGATATGCTACTTGGGTAAGTGCTACAAAAGTAAAAGTTACTTGGTCTACCGGAAGTGTTTCTACTAGTTCTAATTTACGATATTATATTCCAGTCAGGGCTGCAGATTCAATACGAGTAAGAAGTGATATTCAAAATGTAGCCAAAACGATGATTGTGGTTGGGGTGGAGTATAGAGAGTCCAACGGAGGGGTAAGTACAAGGTACGAAGTTGTTGAAGATTCGCCACTTCAATCCTCTGAATTTTCAGGTACTAAAGTAAGCGGTCTATCTGATACGGTGAACACTGAAGATGCATTACCAAGTGAACCCGAATTTGCGGCTAACCCAACAATTACCACAACGTGTGTGTTTTCTTCATCATCAGCCAGTCAAGTAGATTGGAGTGCTGGAAACCTTCATGTGGGGAATGATGTATATGCAATTTCAGCCGGTGACTCTAGTTATCTATCGGCATTAAATTCAGATGGTAGAGTCTATTATGTTTATTACATAAAAGGTGAAACTATATTTAGAGTAATAGACGATGGTGATTATGCGGCATTAGTACAAGAACGTAACGATTCAGATTTTAAAATAATTGCAGAAATAAATTATGACCTTCCATATGCTGTATGGCGTTTAGTAGGAATTAAAGGAGGATTTGCAAAAAGTTCTTCTCCAACTACTGTGCCAAACGCTGCTCGATATTATGCTGATGATGGTAGTGCATCTGTTCCAAGCTTTTCATTTGCCGCTGATACAGATACGGGTTTTTATAGAAATGGGTATCCTTATATAGGAGTGGCTGTTAGTGGAGGCACTGTTGCTCAATTATCAGCTGCCGGAATACAGACTATTTACTCATCTACTACAGGAACCAACCTTATAGCAACAAGTGGCAACTTAATTGCTAAAGACTCATCATCAAAAAGATATAAAAAGAATATTGTTGAAACAGCTTTAGATTCTAATAAAGTATATGACTTAGAACCTGTAGATTTTGAATGGAACGAAACTTCAGCAACTCCCGGAAAAAAAGGATTTGGTTTAATAGCGGAAGAGGTGGCAAAAGTTTACCCAGAGATAGTACATTATAATAACGATGGAACTGTAGAAAGTGTAGGTTATGATAGACTATCCTTATTACTATTAATGGAAATAAAAAAACTAAAAGAAGAAATAGAAAAACTAAAGGAGAATAACTAATGGCAGAAGGCGATGTAACAGTATCAATAACTTTTTCAAAGGCTCAATGGGATAGGATTGAGGCAGCTTCGGGGCACATAAAAGGTGGCTGGGAATTAAATCCGGCAGAAACTACGGTAGATGCAAACTATTTAGCTACACACTGGAAAAATGAAATAAGTACTATTGTAAAAAATTACGAACTGTCTCTTAAGACGACAGATGATTTCTAAAATCATACAATATAGATACGATAATCCACACGACACCTTACAACAGATAGGAGATGCCTTCAAAGTATCTCGTCAATACATACATGAGGTACTAAAAAATAATGATGTACCTACTATTCGGGCGAAAAGACAAAAAGGTACTAGATACTGTTTAGTATGCAAAGAACTAAGCACAACATTAGTACATAAAGGTACTTGCCACTTCCAATACTATAACATAAAACTTACATGTACTTATTGTAGGGTTCCCTTTTATAGGAAACGAGCCGACATAGTACACAAATACCACAGAGGCTATGGAAAAAACTATTGTTCACAACAATGTTTTCACAAACATAGGAGCAATCGGTTTAATTAGGGCTATTTATTAACGAAATTCGTAGTATTTCTTACAAAATATGATATAATAGTAATACACTGTAATAAATCCCAGTAGGGATAAAAACAATAACAAGTAAATAATGCAGATTAATAACGACTTAATATTACAGTGGGAACCTAAAATTATGAAAATGGTTGGGAATACCTATATTGCAGGTATGGACCGGGAAGACATAGCTCAAGAGCTTCGTATTGCCTTGACAAAGGCCGCTAAGAAGTATGATGAGAGTAAAGGAGCTATATTCCACACATATCTACACACTTCATTGGTAAATACTATTCGTACTCTTATTACAAAAGCCCAAAGACATCCAAATTTTGTTAGTATTGACAATAATCCATATGACATTAATGATTCAGGATTTTATACATCAGAAATTTCAAAAGTTTTATCTAAAGAAGAGAAAGAATACGAGGAGATTGATATGGAACTACTTATTCATACAAATGATAAAAATGGGGACCCGAAACTGCAAGACAAGGAGAAAGAATTTGTAATGTACAAACTACAAGGACTTACTATGGATGAGATTACAAAGAAACTTGGTGAGTCTTCTTATAAAGTACGTCACTCTATACGAGAGAAATTTACAGATTTACTAACAGAGACTGATGAATTTTAATGAATTAAATGCTAGAGACATTTACGAACTATTTGGTAATTTATATAAAGAAAAACACAACAAAGAATATTCTGGAGCAGGATTTATAGGTAATGAAATGCATTTACTTAGAAATCTAATTGATGAGCAGGGGTCAGCACCTGTAGCTGCAGCAGTTCTTAATTGCATTATAAATAATGACCATAATGTAAATGTACCTTATTTTGTAGCAGGTATTGAGTATTATATAACCCCTCACAATCCAATTATTTATTATTCAGTTACTAGGTGGGGAGATTCAAAAATAAAAAAACTCTGGAAAAGATTCTTAATTTTAGATGCAGTATGGTTTCCATCTGCTACCCAGAGAGCTCAAAGAAAAATTATACTTAAAGAACTAAAGGAGTGGGCCAATGCGAAGGCGGGTAACAAGGCGAGAAAGAGGGCTAATAAGAAAACCACAAAGCCAAAAAAGGGGCGTAGTGGAGGAGCAAGAGTTTAGGGTAATTGCATCATCTGCTGACCTAAAAGATTTCTGGACTGTAGGGTATTATGCAGATTTTGAAAAAGCCAAAGCGGAGATTGACAACCTTGATACGTCTGATGTAGTATACTATATATATTCTAATAATAATAGAGTGTTATATAGCACTACAGGAGAAACAGATGGCTAGTTATGATTATATTGAATCCGCTATAATCTTAAACCTCGATGATAAAACTAAACTACGTACGTTTAAGCATACAGAAAAAGATTTTGCGGCACATGGTAAAGCATATAATTGGATTATTAAACATTTTGATAAGTATGGGGTATTTGCAACCCCAGAAACAATTGTCAAAGAGTTCCCTAATTTAGATATTAAAGCTAATAGTGTCAATTTTGACTATGCAGTTGAAGAATTTAAGGGCCACGTATTACAAAGGACTTTACGTAATGCTGTTAATAAGCAAGTAAATTTAATTACGGAGAATCCTAAAAAAGCCATTACAAATTTGATGGTGGATTTGACAGATATTGAAATAGTATATGATGAGGATGTGCAAACCTTTGATAAAGGAGATACATCTAGATTAGAGGAGTGGCGAGAAAGAACAACGAAACGAGAGATGGGTGATGGCTTGATGGGCATACCTACGAGTTTCAAGACTATAAATACCACTGGAGTGGGTTGGAATCCGGGAGAACTAATAGCAGCTTTCGCAAGACCAACTATAGGTAAGACATGGTTATGTGTTCATTCAGCTGCAACAGCAGTTGCTAATGGCCATAAAACACTATTGATATCTACAGAAATGCCACAAACCGCTATAAATATGAGACTTGATGTAGTATTGGCTAAAATAATGGGCTACGATTTTTCACACAGAGCCCTTAGACACGGAGAACCTATAGACGAGGAACTGTATGCAAAGTTTCTAAAAGAATCTAATACAGAATCTTTACTCGTATGTGACCATATTTCAGGTCAAATGGGGATAAGTTTGGAATCAATTGCAGGATTAGTAAGAAAACATAATCCTGAGTTTGTAGTTATTGATGGAGTTTATTTGGTAGCTACAAGCGATTCAAAAAAAGCTGCTTGGGAACAATCACATGCATTGTTTTATGGATTGAAAAACCTAGCAACTGCAACAAATACTCCAATCATGGTATCAACACAGGCTACCCGGGATGCTTCTAATATGTTTACTCCCCCAAGGGCGGACCAAGTGGCTTTTGGAGATGCTTTGATAAGGGCTGCTGACGTAGCAATAGCTATGTGTGCTGTAGCGAAAGATTCAGCGGATGCTTCATCGCTAATGCAAAAGCAGGTCGACACCAAAAGACTAGTGCAATTCCAAAAATATCGGGATGGTGAATTGCCGAGAGATACAACCTATATGGAGTGGTCAGTCAACAATGGTGTGATACATGAAATACCCGATTACGATGGGGGAGGAGACTTTTAAACAGGAGGTTTAATATGGGAATTTTCGATTGGCTTGGTGGAAGTGAAGATGATAGTCATATCATTGTAAAATCTACTAGAAGCAAAGGAGATGGACGACCAATCATTGACATTACTGTAGGAGATATCAGAAAAGGTATTGCTACAGATGAAAATGGTTATAGAAACGAAGTTGTTCTATTTCTTAGAAAAAACAAAAAGGATAGATAATGGTAGATTGGTACTCTATATTAACTAAATATGGGGTGGACATTCCAAATGAAGAACAGATTGTAATACATTGCCCTTTTCATGAAGATAGAAAAGAGTCTTGTGCAATCAATCTTGATAAGGGAGCTTGGATTTGTTTTGCAGGTTGTGGTCAAGGAGGTCTAAAAAGCTTTCTCCATAAGATTTCAGGCAAGTCTTGGGAAGAAATTAATCTTGAGGTTGGTAGTCAAATAGATACTAATTCTCTTGAAATTAATCCACTTTTCTTTGGGGACGAGGAAAAAGAAGTTTCCAAAGAACTCCCTTATCAAAAACCGGAAGTAATCTTAGATGTCCCGGACGGACACTGGATATATAAAAGAGGATTCACCAAAGATACTATTTCAAAGTGGGATTGTAAAACTAACAATTTTCTAGATTTTATGATACCGGCTAAGAACCAATCTCAAGAGATTATAGGTTGGATAACAAGACGAACGCAGGCAGTACCAAAGTACTTATTTTCAAAGGGTTTTTCTAAATCAAAGACTTTATTTGGTATAAACAAACTAAAAGATGTAGAGACCTTATATATAGTCGAGGGGGCCTTAGATTGTATGTGGCTCAGTCAGCAAGGGTACTCAGCTGTAGCATTACTTGGAGCCTCTTTATCTAAAAAACAGATTGAACTTTTAAGTGCGTTACGAGCAACAGAATTAGTACTAGCATTAGATAATGATGAGGCGGGAAAAAAGGGAATGGAAAAAGCTACACTTGACATGGGCAATAGATTTTTGATATCATATTTAAACATTCCAAAAAAATACAAAGACTTGCAAGAAATTACTGATTTGGATATATTACATTCAGTACTAACAAGCAAAGTACTAATATAAGGAGATAATGACATGAGTGGAATAACAAGAATACAACAAGGGCGTGAGGATTCTAAAAGACCTGACGTTGCCTTTACACCGGGTAAAGAGATTTGGTTCAGAGATGGAGACCAAGTATTTTTATCATCACTAGCTACTGGTGCTGAGAATGATAACTTTTTAGAAGAAATTTATCTATACACCTTTAGAGCAGGCAATAAGTTTGTAAATTTATTGAAAGACGAGAGAGTAGATACTTCTATCGTTCCTGATGATGTTAGAGCATCACACAAATTTGCAATTTGGGTATATGTTCACAACATAATGCACCAAGAGAAGAGAAACGATGACTGGGTTGAAGTCGATGGTCCGGCAGGTAAAAAAATGTTTAGAGAAGATGTAAATGATTTTCGTATCATTGCTTTGACTTTTGGTAGAAGTGACTATATATGGAACCAATTAGTTGAGGTTTATAGTGATTGGGGAGCATTAAATAAAGGTGTTATAAGAATAAAAAGAACTGGTCAAGGAATGTACGAGACTTCTTATTCTATTACAGCTACCCCTAAAAACGATGAGATACCTGCAGAAAGACAAAGTGATATTGCAGAACTACCCCCATTACTAGATTATTTCTATGAGAGATACGGTAATTCCGCAGACGCAGCTATGGATATAGCAAAGAACGCAGCAACTTCTGATGATTCAGAACAACCTTTATTCTAAAGAAGCTGCAGTAACCGAAGAAACATTTGAACAGAATGTCAATCAGCTGAGGTCGGTATTAGAGGTAGCACCGACCTTGGTTGTGGATGTTGAAACAAACGGATTAAAGTCTTTTGGCACCAACCAAATATGTGGGATTGGTGTCGGAGAACCTAAAAAAGAAGGCCTTACTCAGTATTACCCCTTTAGACACCACGATGGTAATAATTTATCTAGTGAGTCCTTACAGCAACTAATATCTCTTTTAAACCAATCGGTAAAATCTTACATAGGTTATAACTTAAAGTTTGATTTGCACTTTTTGGAAAAAGAGGGGCTATCAGTTTTAGACAAAAAGCTTATAGATGTTATAGTTATGGTTCGATTGATAGAACATTCTGATACCAAAGAATTGGGTCTTTCGGCTACAGGTAAGCGTAATTATGGGCAAGAGGCTATACAGTATGATGATGATACTAAAAAGGTCCTAAAATCTAATAAAGGGTGGTTTAGAGATTTTTCAAAGGCACCAGCAGATATATTAGGTGAGTATTGTCAAGAAGACGTAAGACTTACGAGTAGAATTTATAACGATTACTTAAAAAAGATAGAAGATAGTAGACAAAACGATATCTTTACTATGGAATGTGAATTAACTAAAGTTCTTTATGTCATGGAAAGAAGAGGTATTTCGGTAGACAAACACTATGCTTTAGGAGTTGAAAAGCTAATTACTAGTAGATTGACTGAGGTTGAGGACGAGATACTGAAAATATCTGTGCGTAAAAGGTGGAATCATGATATCCCAATGTCGTCTAAAAAACATGATGAAGACGAGTTCAATATATCAAGTCCTAAGCAGATAGGTGAGGTCTTTAATTCTATGGGGATTGAGTCGCCTGTAAAAACATCTAAGGGTCAAGATTCTTGGAATGAGGCTGCTCTAATAAATATCAATCATAGAATGGCGGGGTTAATAAGACAGTATCGAACCCTAGAGAAGCTAAAATCTACATATATATTACCATATACAGAAATAGATACTATGCACACTTCATTTTGTAATTGGGGTACAGCAACTGGGAGACTATCTAGTAGAGAGCCTAACTTACAAAACATTCCTCGTAACCACTTTAAATTGGTAGAGAAACAACTAACAGAAGAAGATAAGATTGATATGAGAGGTAAAATCTCGGCTATGGTTGCCCAAAAGGGTATTACCATAGATAATGAGTTATCTGATGATGTATTAGCAACATGGTCTTTTATTGGTGATGAATCATATGATGAATTAGATAAACACCAGATAGCTATACGTAGATTGTTTATCCCACGTCAAGGATACTCTTTAGTTGGGTTTGACTATAGTCAGATGGAAGTTCGGGTATTTATGTCATATTTTAGAAACCCTGAGATTGATGCCATTCTAAATAAAACAGATGTAGACTTCCACAGTGAAGCGGCAAAACTTGCTTTCAAAATAGATGAGTCACATAATAGATTCAAGGAATATCGTCAGTATGCTAAGGCTATTACATTTGGTACTATTTATGGTATTGGTAATAAGAAATTAGCCCAACAGTTGAATACTTCTCCAAGAGAAGCCGGGAAGTTTAAAAGGCAATACTTTGAGGGTATGAGGGGTTCAAAAGATTTCTTCGATGCAGTTGTTGCAAAGGTTGAGAGAGTGGGTAAAATCCGTAATAAGTATGGTAGGGTTTACCAAATTAACCCACAATTTGCTTACAAAGGAGTAAACTATCTCGTCCAAGGAACCAGTGCTGACCTTTTGAGTGAACGTATGCTTGAGGTTGCTAAATTTTTAGATGATAAAAAAAGCAATATTTTATTACAGGTTCATGATGAAATTATATGTGAGATACATGATTCCGAATTAGAGACTGTACCCTTTACAATTAGGGAGTTACTTGAGACAAATACTTTGGACATACCACTAAAAGTTGATATGGAGTTGTGTACACCATCTTGGGCGAATAAGAAGGAACTAAAAGTTTTAACTATGGATGACCTTGTAGATTGGGATGATGCTCCAACGACAGACTCCAACGGGGTAGTTTGGTCTTGAAAATAAACATAAAAACTGATAAGATATAAACACTATGGGTAAGTACAACGAAGACAAAATAATAAAAGAAATAAGTGAGTATGTGAATAACACATATGACCAACACTACAGTGAGGGTGAAGTCCAAACATTAGACTTTATAGAAGCCTGTGGTGATGCTAAAGCATTCTGTAGAAGTAATATTCTAAAGTACGCTTCTCGATATGATAAAAAAGGAACACCACGAAAAGATATACTAAAAATAATACACTATGCAATGTTACTATTGCATTTTAGTGATAAAGAAGAATAAGAAATGGGCTGTGATACAAAAATAATATATGAATGTGAGTCCGATGTAGAGACTGCTCTTGCCCTTTACAGAGAGCAGATTTTGTTTTCAAACATGGATTCTTATTATTGCGAGAAACACGAAGGTTATCATTTAGGACACAACCACAGACTTAGTAAAAAGAAAATATTAAAAATATATAAAGCTAGACCAAAGGGAGGTTTCAAATGCCAAAAGTTAGTGCACATTTAGGATTTACATTTAGAGTAGGTCCATTAGAACAAAACCAATATGGGAGAGTAGACTTATCTGTTGACCAGATAGATACTGACTTACCAATAGAACCGCAGTTAGAAGAATCTAAAAAAGTAGCCGATGTTGTGTGGGACTTTATAAAAGGAAAAGTAGATACACAAATCGAGGATATGTTAGATGACTCCAAATAAATCCAATGTTTCTAGTATGAGTATATTAGAAGCTGTATTAGCAGAAAAAGAACGACAAACAAAAGTATATGGAACACAAGACCACGATGATTCTTGGTGGAATCTTATAACAACTGATAAAAATGGAGATGTTGTAAAAGAGATTTTCAATCGAAATGACACTAAATTGTTTATTGAGTTGATTGAATTAGCCGCTACTTATTTTTCATGGGCAGAGTCTATACATAGGAGACAACAACAATGAAAAAAGATGCAAGTAGTGCTATAGAACAATTACTAAAGAACAAAGATTTAAAGTTTTCTTTAGGAGAAGATACTGCTGAAGTAGAAAGAATACGATTTGATTTACCTCAGTTAGATACTTTGTTAGGTGGAGGTATTCCTAAAAATAGGTTTACACTCATCTATGGTCCTCCTAATGTAGGTAAATCATATCTATCTTCTTTAGCTGTATCAAGTGCCCAAAAAGAGGGCGGAGAGGCTATGTGGGTAGATGTAGAAAGGTCTTATGATAAAGACTGGATGGCTAAATGCGGAGTAGACCAATCTAAAATTTTAGTTGCACAACCTACTAATGGTGAAGATGCAATGGCACATGTTAGGGAAGGTTTAGCTGCAGGTATTGATATAGTTGTATTAGATAGTATTGCAGCATTAGTTCCTAAAGATATGACAAAAGAAGTTGAGCAAGGTAATTTTGGTTATAGTCCAATGGCTTGGCAAGGTAGATTCGTAAATAGTTCATTTCCTAAATTGTTTCCATATCTAGAGAATGGTTCAGCATTTATTGCTATAAATCAGATGAGACAGAGTATTGGTGGTATACGTCCAACAAACACTTGGCCGGGAGGTCAGGGACAAACTTTCTATGCCCATGCAATGTTAGAGGTTAGACGAGATGGTTGGATAAAAGAAAAAATAGATGGTTCTGAACAAACAGTTGGATTTGATATGCAGGTACGAATGCATAAATCTAAGATAGGTGGCGAGAACTGGAAGTCAGTTGTGGTACCTTTCAAAGCAGGTGGTGGTATTGATATTATAGAAACATTTATGCGAGATGGGGTTGCCAAAGGACTCATTGAACAGGCAGGAGCATGGTACACATATCAAGGTACGAAAGTCCAAGGTTTGAATGGACTGAAAGCTTTGTTTCTAGAGGCACCAAGTTTATTTGAAGAGCTGAAAAATGAACTTACCACCTAAAGAATATACAGCACAAGAGAATATTATTGCTGATTGCTTAGATGAATTTGGTATGAGATATTCACAACAAACAAGTTTTCCTCCATATACAGTGGATTTTTATGTTTCAGAAATACAAAGAGTAGTTGAAGCTGATGGAGTATATGGACACAATATAAAAAGAGACCGCAAAAGAGATAAAGATTTGAAAGAGTATCCTGAGATAGAA